TTGCCTATTTTGTTTTATGGACAATTTTTTATTTTTTTTTATCTCACTATATCGCAGAATTATCAAGAAAGCGGTGGACGACTTGGGTACAATCAGAAGATAGTAATGACGTATTAATGGAAGCCTTAGAGGTTGTTGTTAATGAGATTGAGGATCGAATGCATGATAAGCTTGAAGCGTTTCAATCTTCTTTTTTTGGTTCTTTAGGTGCGGCATCTAAAAAATTAGATGATGCAACAGGTGCTACAACAATAAAAGCATTAACAAGAGATAACCCGATGATGGGGTTTGTTGCTGAATACATGATGAAAAGAGGTAATTTAGGGAGTTTAATGGGCTCAGAAAGCCAAAACACCCCTAATAACAAGCCCCAAACAAGTAAAAAACTAGGGTTAAAGTAGTCTTTTTTTATGTAAATATCATTAAAACTAGTGTAGTAGTTATATTTATTTTAAATATTTTATTTAAGTAACGGTAGACTTATATATCTACTGTTATTTATGTAAAACATAGGTGAGACCATGTTTGATAAGAAAGAAAAACAACTAATTCGTTTAGTTGAAGTGTTAGCACTGTCAGCTTTATTGCAGGCGAGCCCATCTAAGAAAGTAGAGAAGAGATTGAAAGAGATCGCTTTTCCGTTGGAGATAGATTTATGATTGTTTGTATAGAGTGTGAAAAAGAAATAAAGTTTGGTTATTTTTTTTCAAAAGGCGACGCAATAGCGTGCATATGCAAGGACTGTATATGGGAGTGTTTTGAATAATGGGCCAAAGTAGAAGGGTAATTTGTGCTAGATGTAAACAAGCTATACCTGTAGACAAAATGATGTTTGAATGGTGTCGCCATTGCTACAAGGCAGGTACATAAAATGGGCGCTAAACGACATCAGATCCAAAAGGAAACTGTAACCATAAGACTAGAACCTAATACCAGGCTATTAGTTGAGGAAATGAAAAAAGCATTTCAGCATATGAGTTTTAATAGTGGCTCCTTTAGAAAGTGGACTAATTCTCTTATAATTGAACACGCAATACAGATGTATTATCAGAAAAAGAAGAGAGAACATAGAGACCCTACACGCTGTGGTAGTTGCGACGCAAAACGCGACTAAGACTTAAGTAGCTACTCAATAATGTGTATCTCGGGGTGCCCGTAGGCAACACCCCCACAAGGACAAACAATGGCAGTAAGAAGAAAAAAGAGATCGGCACGCAGAAAGCGATCCTTCTCAGTTAATCTAATCGAAACAGGAGCAGGTCTAGCATTTCTAGACGCTGCAAACGCAGGAACAGCATCACAGTCATTTTTGAAAGGCGATATACAAGGTGGATTGAAAACACTAGGTGACGCATTCAAAAGTAATAAAGACCAAATGGTCAGAATTGGAGCAGGAGCTTTAGCAGCTAAGTTAGTTGTATCAAGTCTCGGTGGTTCAAAGATTCTTGGGGCTATCGGACCCCTTAAACTCCGAGCATAAGGAAAAACAATGGCAATATTAGTAACAAGATCTGAAAGTCAGTTAAGTTTAACCGACAGCTTTCAGGCAATGGACAATTTGGGCGGATCTTCTGTAAGTTCTAGTTTTACAGTACCGACAAATGTTAGCTCGATAAAGCAAGTTGCAATAGCAGTAACAGCAGATGGATCAGAGGAAACAGTTCCTATGGTAAAAATCTCAGGTAATGCAATGCAAGACGGAGACGCAGTTATGACAGGTGCAGCTTTAGTAATATCTACTACAGCTACAGGTACCGCTAGTAACTTCGCAACATACGATACAGACTTGCGTGTACAGTCAGGAAACTCTTGCGAGATCGCAATAGCCGGAACTGACGCAGCAACCGTTTCAGCAGCAGTAACGTTAACGTTCGCTTAAGGAGGCATAGATGCCTCTAGTCGGCGGTGGTGGATCTCCAAACGTAGCAGGAGGGGGAAACCCTGCAGGTACTGGTACTGGTCTAAATTATATAGGACAACACGCATATGCAAATTCTGGCGTAGTTGCTGCGGGTGGATCTGGTGCGGCAGACACCACGATGCTAAATTTTAGCACCGGCAATTCTTATGTAGTATGCAAACTTTATTGGGCTAATAACGAAGCAAGTGCTAGTGATACCTATTTTGAATTTCGAATAGATGATACAATAGTTTATCTTAATAAACATGGTCGAACTGATGATGCCGATAAGGTAGTTTATGGGATCTTACTACCGCCTTACTCTAAATGTGTTTTCAAAATGGGTATTGGCGGCGGTGGTGACATGACTATGAATCTAGTAGGGAGAGTTTACAATGCCTAAAAAAAAACTAACTAAAGCACAGGTAAACAAGAAGCTGCAAAGCGTTAGACGTGCTTTATACGATCTCTTTCTAGATAAATTTGCTTATGGTGGTGAAAGTTACATGCCCATGAGTGCTAAAAAAATAGAGCAATTTCATAAGGAAACAGTAAGTGCTATACTACGTCTTAAGAAATGAGTACTAAGATCTATAATGTCGAATTCCCAGCGTGGTTTAATGACTCCAGGACAGTGGAACAATTACTTATTCGAGTGGTGTTGGCATATCTTACAGCAAAAGAAACAGGTGTCATCTGATGCCTTACGCACTCATACCCGATGGATACTCTCTAAAACAAGTAACAAAGCTGCAGAAACAAGCAGTAGACGAAAAGAGAAGGCATGATAACGTAATGGCCTTTTTGAATAATGAAACGACACCGTTACTTATTGGAGGTATTGGGGCTGTTGCATTAACGCCCCTTATTTTGAATAAATTAATAAATACCGTTGAAGTAGATCTAGGTATCTCGCTAACTGAGGAGCAAAAGAAAATAATTAATGCCTCATTGTTAATTAATCCTGTTACTGGCCCGTTTGTTATTTCTAAAGAACTAGTAGAAAGATTTTTTGGTGATAAATGAATATTGGATCATTGATTGTATTACTGAAACTTTTCGAGGGCGGCAAGGTCTCACCCACTGTAGTCGGCCCTCAACAATTTGAGTCAACCTGTTATAGGGTAGATGGCAAACTGACTTTTGCTTGTTGGCAAAAATATAGAGATCCAGGCGGTAGTTATTTAGACTATCAAGATTACTTAAAAGAGAATTAAATATGGAGATTGACGCCTACACCTTACTTGCCTATTTTGTTTTATGGACAATTTT